GAAACCTGTTTTTCTTAATCCGTTCGGAAGTGCTTCAATCTCTGCCTGCGTATTTCCGAGTGTGACTCCACATGCTGAGCACATCTCTAAAAGCCATGCGTAAGGCGACTGGATGAAGTTATCCAATGCAGGATTGAAGTTTTCACCCGCAAACTTAATCATATTGTCGCTTGCGGTAATGTTGATATGATCTGCTGTCTGAGTAGCGCTGATGATGGTAAATTCTCCCATCGGGATCACATCACTTGCGCCGGTGACAGTGTTGGAAATGGTAATGCTCGCTCCATAAAGCTCGTATCTTGATACTCCGGGGAGAATCAGTTCGAGCGATAAACTGGATGCGAAAACAGTTCCAAGTTTAAGATTCTGAGATGATATCTGCCTTGTGATGGATGCGCTGTCGGGCGAGATGTCATCCTTTGTAAAGGTGTAGGTGTTCCCGCCGACAGTAGTGATAGTTCCGCTCCATCCAAGTTCGACCGTATCTGATGTTATTGCTGAAATATACTGTGCTGATGCTGAATACATCCCCCGCTCCTTACATTGATGTAATCTTGAATGATATATTCCATTCGGGTGAAGTGCTCTCGTCTTCGATCAATTCCGCTGTCAGGTCCTGAATAAATCCGGTGAAGGTTGCAAGAGCTCCCGTTCCGGGATTGAAATACTTGACCGTCATCGAGGTCCCGCCAACGTATGCGGAATAAAAAGTCGCGTATTCCGAATCGTTTGCAGGCATGCTTACCGATATTTCGGGAACGCCTAAGCGCTTTATATACCGCCTTTTTGTTCCGCCTTCAGTTTCCTTGAGGCTCTGGAAGTTGATAAAGTTCATTGTGTAGGATCCTTTATTGATTGTGATCTCGGATCCGTTGAAATATAATTTGACGTTGCTCATTTATCTGCCTCCTGACATGAGGTTGTATCTTGACTGAGCATTTAAGAGGATCGTGTCCAGCTTCTCCTGTCCGATATAAACAGGGATTGTTATAGGTGCTCCGCCTCCGTCAACAGCCTGCATCTGCATGTCGTTGTTAGGAAGCTGAAGAACAGATGTGAGAGTTCCTTCGAGCTGTGTCTTCGAATCCTCAAGTCCTTCACAGAACAGGTCAATCATGTCGGGCGCGTAGGTGTGGAAATTCGAGAGAGGTCCTTCGTCGGGTTCCGAAAATCCGATGAAATCCTTTATCTTTTCCGCTACCGCCTTGACTGCATCTCCGACAAGGTTGAGGGAGTTCTTGATTCCGTCTACAAAGTTCTGAATGAGGTCTTTGCCCCAAGTCTTCGCTTCCTCAATCTTCTCCATGATTGAGTCTTTGATGGTCTGGATGATATCTGCACCCCACTGAGCAACTGTCGTAAGTCCGTTCAAGATACCTTCGCCGAGTGTTGCGATTATCTGAACCGCTGCCTCAAGCAAAACAGGTATTGCTTTAACCAGGGCTTCCAAAAGGTTCATGATAATAACAGGAGCCTTCTCGATAAGAGTAGGCAATGCCTTAAGGAGTCCTTCTGCAAGTGCGATGATTATCTGCAATGCTGCTTCGATGAGTTTTACTATCGTGTCGGGATCTGTGAGCTTTTCGACTATCGTAAGAACGACATCGATGACTGCGGGGATGATCGTCGGCAGATTCTGTATGATTCCATCTGCAAGCGTCATCAGCATATTCAAACCGACTTCGATAAGCATCGGCAGGTTTTCAAGAACGAAGGTTGCGATAGTTCCTACGAGCTGAAGTGCCGCATCTGCGAGAGCGGGAAGATTATCCATGACTGCCTGTGCAAGTGACTGCACGATGTTCATCCCGACTTCAAGTATCTTCGGGAAGTTTGCGGTCATCTGCTCGACTATCATGTCAATGCCTGCGGTTATCTTCGCAACACCGGAATCACCTTCACCTGTGAAGAGCTCTGAAAGACCATCCATGACGGATGTCATTCCGGGAAGAAAAGTTCCCATCATGTTATTTTTGAGACCGTTCATACTTCTCTGCATCGTGTCCAGTGCGTCCTGGTAATCTGCAGAGGCTCTGACTGCATCGTCTGACATTATCATGCCAAGGTCTTCTGCAGCCTGTGCAAGAGCCTGAGTCTCTTCGATGCTCTGATTGAATAAAGGTGTAAGATTCTGACCGCTACGACCGAACAGGTCATTCGCAAGTGCTGCTCTCTCAGTGGAATCTTCCATCTGCTGAAAGCCTGCGATAACTGACTCAAAGACTTCTTCGCGGGACATATTGCTGATGTCCTCGATTGAGAGTCCCAAGGCTTCAAACCTTGCCTGCGCATCTGCGCTTCCGTTCATTGCGTCATCGATCTGGTTCGTTAAGGTCTTAAGACCCGCCTGCATTGAGCTGATATCAACACCGGACTGTCCTAAGATGTAATCCCATTTCTGAAATCCTTCATAGGATAATCCGAGACGCTGTGACATCTTATCGATGTTGTCTCCGTATGCAGCAACCTCACCGGCAGCATCTGCAAAAGCATCGCCCGCTTTAACAGCTGCAGCTCCTACCAATGCGGTAGTGGCTCCCGCAACTGCAAGTCCTCTTCCAAGTCCTCCTACGAAGTTATTGCCCGCCGTTCTGCCGGCATTACCTACACCTGAAGAAGAAGCAGCCTGCGTTAATTCATTTGTTATCGTCTGCTGTGCGCCTTCCATCGTGGGAACGATGGTCACAACGGCTCTCGCTACTTCGACATTATTCGCCATTTCTTCTCCTCTTTTTTCGCATATTTACGAACATGCCCCGAAGTTGCACCGGTGCAACTGGATCTTTTCCAATCTTGTCACCTTTGTTTTTTAACCTCGGGTACTGTTTGGGCTTCTTGGTTGGTTTCTTGGAACCGAACGCTACAAGGTTAGCGTTGATCATCGCTAACATGTCGTATATGTCGGCCAAGATCTGATTTGTTTTGAATGTTGTGGTCCAGCTGTGCAGATCAGGTTCAATCTCCCTGGCTACGTATGAATCAGGCCCGAGATTGCTGATAAAAGAAAGTAGAGCGCTCCAACTTAAGGAACGCCCTACATCTCTTAACTCATATCCTTTGCACAACAGATCACACTCTAACGCCTTGTGATGTTCTTTAGCGAACTCCGCAAGGCTTATGATTCCCCCGGCGTTACACCGGTCTCAAGTTTTGAAGTCTCACCCCATGCGCTCATAATCTGATTGAAATCATTAGCTGTGAGCTGATTATAAACATCTTCGGGGATGTGATCCTTCAAAAAGCTGACGAAAAAGTCGAGCTTTTCTTCATTCGTCTTTGCTTTTCTGATAGGCATTAACACCGCCATAGGAATTGATCCTGCAAGCGGAATGCTGAATGTCTTTCCGTAAGCATTGACTTTTAACACTTCTCTGGGCTGTTCGAGTGTGATTTCTTTCATGTGCTTATCCCTCTTCTGAAATGAAATGGAGTCCACCTTCCTGTGCGGTGATGGTGGGAGTCCAGTTGATTGTGTTCTCAGGAGCGAATGTGATTGCGTCAACGGCAGTGATCTGTCCGTTTTCCATTCCTACTGCCATTACATCATCGCCATCCTTCATGATGAAGATGAATGCTTCGGGTGAAGGGAGAGAACCTGCGGAAAGGTCTACATCGATGGTCTTTCCGTGTGATCCTGCTGCAGGAGTAACGGTTACATTTGAAGAGCCGACAACAACCTTGAGGCTGTCTTCGGTAGTGTCCATGATGGGTACCTGAACAGTCTCGGTGTGCTCTGAGAGGGTTGATCTTTTGATAACGTTCGCCCAGTTGCGAATGTTGTTGACTGATTTATCAGTTGTTACGCTGATTCCGTCGTGAGTAACATCACCGATCATTCTCCATGCTCCTACATAGTAGATGATGACGATCTTCTCACCGCCGGTGAAGGATGTTCCTGACCAGGTAACGGTTGTTCCGCTGACTGAGTAATCATCAGGATCCTGCTCAACACCGTCAACGGTGAAAGAGACGATTGCATTTGCTGACTCGCCAAGGGTGAATGATACCTGTGCGGAAGTTGCGGTGAAGTTGT